TGCTCGTTTAGTAGGAATTAGACCGTACAATGCCATTGCGTTTTCTGGGCCTATCGCTGTTTTTGTCAGTGTGTTTCTCATGTATCCACTCGGACAATCGAGTTGGTTCTTTGCGCCGAGTTTCGGTGTTGCAGCGATTTTTAGGTTCCTCCTATTCTTACAAGGCTTCCACAACTGGACACTCAACCCCTTTCATATGATGGGAGTGGCAGGTATACTAGGAGGAGCACTGCTCTGTGCGATTCACGGAGCAACAGTTGAAAACACTCTATTTGAAGACAGTGATCAAGCAAACACTTTCAAGGCATTTGAACCGACTCAGGAAGAAGAAACTTACTCTATGGTTACTGCGAACCGATTCTGGTCGCAGATATTTGGTATCGCGTTTAGCAATAAGCGTTGGTTGCATTTCTTTATGCTATTTGTTCCTGTCATGGGTCTTTGGACCTCTTCTATTGGTATTATTGGCCTTGCTCTTAATCTGAGAGCATATGACTTTGTGAGTCAAGAGATTCGTGCTGCAGAAGACCCAGAGTTCGAAACGTTCTATACGAAGAATATTCTTTTGAATGAGGGACTTCGTGCTTGGATGGCACCAGCAGACCAACCTCACGAGAACTTTGTATTTCCAGAGGAAGTACTACCACGAGGCAACGCACTCTAAAATAAATAGAGGAGTTCCACAAGAACTCCTTTTTTTATGCTCTTCATTCTCCTGTTCTTCCAACTCTTTGGGATATTCATGTTTATAATGTCTATCACACAAGAACTTAAATAAATATCAATAAGTCGCAAGCACTTATGGTTCCCTTACATTCGCCTAAGGACTATTTGTTTAATCTTCATACATCATCTAAGAGTGAAGCAAAACGATTATGGAGGCAGAATATAAAAGATGCTTGGAACAATAAATGTGCTTATTGCGGATCAGATCAAAACATTACACTAGACCATATTCTACCCCAGTGTAAGGGCGGTCTAGATATCAAAACGAATGTAGTTGCCTGTTGCCACTCTTGCAATCAATCTAAGGGGCATGAGTATTGGAAGTTGTGGTATGTCCAACAAGACTTCTATAATGAAGATATACTGAATAAAATAGAAGACTGGATAAAACCAGAAACACCATCAAATCTCTATGCATATCGTCCAAGAAGAAATTGCGTAGCCTAAGTAATACTTTAGACCTCCTTGTGGGGTCTCTTTTTTTATGGTATAATAGGGGAAACACGCAGACCTATGAAGGAACTACACAAAGGTAAAGTCAAAACTGTCTTTCAGTCAGAAAAACCAGATGAAGTTTTAATTCGGTTTGAGGATAAGGTCACATGTGGAAATGGAAAACAAGAAACCACCATTCAAGGAAAAGGTGCAATCAACTGTGAGATTTCAGCAATTTTATTTGAGAAACTACATCGTTTAGGAATCCGAACGCATTATATTGATAGACCAGCACCAAATATAATGCGTTGTAAGAAGGTAGAGATTATTCCGCTTGAAGTTGTTGTTAGAAACATCGCAACTGGTTCTATTATACGAGAAACCACAATCCAAGAAGGAACCCGATTTCAACATGAATTGGTTGAGTTCTATTTGAAGGATGACAGTAAGAACGACCCACTTCTTACACCAGACCGTATGAACATAATGGGATATGACAATACCCTATTTCAAGGTAGGGCATTTCAAATAAATACGGTACTGAAAGAAGTATTCAAGAGTATTGATATTGATTTGGTTGATTTCAAGTTAGAGTTTGGTTTGCATAATCGCAGTATCATTCTTGCAGATGAAATCAGTCCTGATGGATGCAGACTTTGGAAGAAGAATAGTATGGAAAGTATGGATAAAGACTTGTATCGTAAGAATACTGGAAATATTTTAGAAGCATATCAAGAGATACTCATAAAACTCAAAGCACTATGATTTCTTCTACGACTCCATACAAACTCGCAGAAATTATCAGAGATACGTGGTATAATCTTTATACACCAACCAAGTACAATCAAATTCACAAAGAACTTAAATTGAGAGAGAACCCAAATGATAGAACGGATTAATGAACTCATCGCAGAACTCGGATGGGAACCAACAGATGAGATTGTAGTACAAGTCGGTGGTGTTGCTGCCACTGGAACTCAGACAGTCGCAACATCAAATCCAAAGTGGTCTAAACCTTATGGTAGTGTAACCTATCAGAATGATGCCTTTATCGTCATCAAGAATGTCAATCGCAACCCCGTAGTTCCTTCGCAATCTAAAAATGAACAAGTATAATACTGAAGATTATTTTTCTGTTATTGAGACTAGGACGGGCAGAAAGATTGTAGATTGTGGTGAAGAACAAGATGCTCAAGTAATGGTTTCTTTTGACCCTGCTAATCGCACCTATACTAGAAATAAGTTTCTAATGGGTCAGGTTATTGATATTGAAATGCCAAAGCAACTTCCAACTAATGAAATTGCCATCGATCCTAAACCTTATCAAGATCATCAAGATAAGTGGATGGTTGAGAAGATCAATCAATTACCACAAATCAAATTACCAGACAGGCAGCAAGAACCTTTTAGGGTATGAATCCTCGTAAATATAAACAAGCAGAAAATCAAAAAAATAAAAGACATAAAGAAGTGTTTACTCCAAATGGGTATCTCAATGATCCTCCAGGATCTAAGTGTCCTTATTGTGGCGAAGAACATAAAGTTTGTTCTTACATAGATAGTCTAGCCCGTTCCTGGGGAAGACAGACTTGCGCCTATAAGCATAAGAATAAAAAGAAAGAAGATGAAAAAAGATGACAGTAACAATTATGATTCATTACTTGCAAAAACAGATCTTAAAATTTTAAGTTCTGATATTAGTGATGATTTCATTGGTGTTTTTGATACCAATTATGATGGTACAGAATTGGTTCATTTATTTGAAAATCTAAAAAAATCAAATATATCATTTTCTAGAAATTCAAAAACACTTGATAAACCATCCTTGAATCTTGAGGATGAAGTAATATGGATGGCAGTGAATCACGAAAAGGAAGATTCCTTTGATATGTCACTATCAATGAAAGTGATGGGGAAATATAATGAATTGACTGCACTCTGTTATAATGAGTATGTAAAAAAATTTGGATATCTTCATCATATTCAAGGTCATCAATATACTGTCAATCTTCAAAGAACTCAACCAGGTCAGGGGTATCACGTTTGGCACTCTGAAGTTGAAGCACTGCAATATACGACTCGTTACCTAGCAACAATGGTTTATTTGAATACTGTAGTCGAAGGTGGAGAAACAGAATTTAAATATCAGCATCGTAGAGTTCAACCAAAGAATGGAAGAGTTGTAATTTGGCCTTCTCAGTGGACTCACGTACATAGAGGAAATCCCCCATTAAAGGGTAATAAGTATATTGCCACGAGTTGGATTCACTATACAAGCATTTAATAAATATGCCCGTTATTAAATTAGATAAATAATTAAAATTCATTTAAAATTGAATTAATGGCGACCATCTTCAAGCCAAAAAGAAGTAGAAATGTTGGTAATATTCCAACAGTCGGTCAACTGGCTGATGGTGAAATTGCTGTAAATATACCCGATCAGTTAATTTATATTCGTGACGGCAATGATATTAAAATCATCGCTCAGGCACCAACGGGTAACACTGCAAAGTGGATTAATATTAATCATTTGACTGGTGGTGGAGGTGGAGCTACTGTTGGTGTTATCGCCCAAAGAAGATATTATGTAGATTGTAGAACTGAAGGTGTAAACCTTATTCTTCCATCCACTGCTTTATCTGTTGGCGATAGCGTTGAAGTTGCTGATCCATATTATTCTTGGGGAATAAATCGAGTTAGAGTTGATGTTTCTACATCTCCAGCATATGCCTCTAGTTCGGGAACTAGTGGAACTTTGAGTGGAGACAGTCCATTTAAAGATCAACTTGGAAATCTTGTAGATGGGCCACTATTTTTAGATATCTCAGGCGCAAGAGTTTCATTTATGTGGACTGGAATTCATTGGGGGATAGTAGCATAAAATGGCAATCACGCTCAGCGGGGCAGTTATCGGCCCATATTCAGACTCTAATGGGTATTATGTTTACGCTTTAAGGCGTGATGAGAATCACATGTTGCATGTTACTAAAGTAAGTGCAGCATCGACAACTGATACTGCGATTGATATAAATTATAGAAAAGACGGAAGTCAAATCACTGAGGTTGCGGACTACCAAGATTATGTTGTGGAAACAACAGAGCAAAAATCTTTAACGAATAATCCGCAAGATAAATACCAACAGATAAGATTTGATAGAAGAAATGTGAACTATTTTATTGATGATGATGGATATCTCGTTCTCCAATTGAACGGAACCTACGACTACACCACCATAGGACCAAAATAGGAATAAACAATGGCAGAATTTAGACTTGGTAGATTAAAATTCAATTGGAGGGGTGCATGGACCCCAAGCACTGCTTATGTTATTGACGATATTATTACCTTAGGTGGTAATAGTTACGTCTGTACTGTCAACCATACCTCGACAACGAGAGAGGATTTATGGTACATTACAGACTATAACATTGGAACTCCTAGATGGGCCGTTCATACTGAAGGTATTCGTACAAGAGGTGATTGGGTTGGACTTACGACTTATAGTACTAATGATGTTTTTACCTATGGTAATACCCAATATCGTGTAACAACACCTCACTTCTCTTCTGGTGTTGGCGTTGTTTCTTTTCAATATGCTACAGAATATGTCTCTGGTGTAAAAGGTGAAGGTGGATATAATTCTACCTCAACATATCAGAAAGGAGATATTATAACTTATAATGGTAGTGCTTATATTGGCGTTGCAACTAATACTGGTGTAGTTCCACCTTTGGGTATTGGAACTGCCTGGGAATTATTGGTTACGGGTATCTCAACCAGTGGTATAAGTACTTATACTGTTTCTACAAACTATAGATATGGTGATATTGTAAGTTATGGTGGTGATACCTTTATTGGTGTCGGACTTACAATTCCATTCGGTGCGCGTCCTGTTGGATTTGGTACAACTAGTTCTGCAAACTGGCAACTTCTTGTAAGAGGTTTGAGATATGCTGGTACTTGGTCTACTGCAACTGAGTATCAAATTAATGATGTCATTTCTTATGCTGCATCATCTTATGTTTCTGTTGGATCATCTAACTTAGGTAAGCAACCAGCTACAAGTTGGGCCTCTGGAAACTGGTCTTTACTTGCTGATGGTTCCTCTGCTGCAGTTTTAACGCAGCGTGGTGATTTAATTACTAGAGATGCTGGTTCTCCTCTAAGATTAGGTATTGGATCTACGGGAACCGCCTTACGTTCAACAGGGTTGGATCCTATTTGGGATTACTATGGTAATGCGGCAAATAATTATTATGTTAATAACTCTGGACAAGACTGGGTTCAATGGGGACAATCTCCAGAAACTGCATGGAAAACTATAGCATTTGCCGTAACTCAAGTTCAAACCCCTTGTGTTATTCACTTACAGGCTGGAACGTATCAAGAACAATTGCCGATCACTGTTCCAGAATTCTGTGAGATTAGGGGAGCATCTCAGAGAGGTGTATTCATTGAACCTGCAAATGCTGGACTAGCAACAGGAACTATGTTCCATATGTCTGATGCAACACTTATTAGTGAAGTTACAGTTAGAGGAATGAGTGGTTGGGCGAAAACAACTAGTAGTCCTACTGCTATCTTAAGACAAGATAGTGGAACACTTACTTGCCCTCCTACTGGCGTATTCTTTAGACTTAACCCTGCAAGCCCTATTATCTGGAAATCTCCCTATATTAAGGATAGTACTGGTATTTGTACTGGTTGTGTTGGTGTTTATGTTGATGGCAGTATTCATGCCAGTGGAAATAAGAGTATGGTTTTCCACGCATATACTGTTGTTGCTGATTCTGGTGTTGGATATTGGATAGATAATAATGCTAAGGCAGAAGTTGTCTCAGGATTTACTTACTGGGCGGATTATGGATATCTCACTACTAATGGTGGAATTATCCGTGCTCTGAATGGTAATAACTCTTATGGAACTTGGGGTTCTGTTTCTCTTGGTTATTCTCAGACAGAAACTCCAAAAACCGCACGGGTTGATGGGGATCTTTTAGAGTATCAAACAGGTACACTTGTATCTGTCGGTAGCGGTGTTACTGTTGGCGCTGCTGTTACTGGTGGCACATCAGGTGCTCGTGGTGTTGTTGTCTTTGATATTTCATCAACGAATAGAGTTGCATATCGTCCTGTTGGACTAACTACATTTGTTAAAAATGAAGTTATCTATATTGGACCAGATGCACTTGTTTCTTCTGGTGCAACTGCAAAACTTTTGAATAATGATGACTTTGATAGTGGAATTAAAGGATATCTCATTCCTCTAAAAGGTCTTACTGAACGTCCTCGCGCAAGAGGTGGACTTCAATTCATTGGTGTTTCTACAAATAATGGTATCGGTCAAACCACAAGAAGAACTTCAGGTTCTCTTTATGGTGCTGGTGCAGGAACGGGTTCTACAGTTGCACCAGGTATTGGATCTGATACTTCGGCATATACGATCAGTGAAGTTACTTCCTATATTGCTCCAACATATGGTCTTGCAGGATATGCTGGAACATATTACATGGCAGCTCTTGGGGCTGCTGGCACTTATCCAAGTGTTGCAGTATCTGCTGGTGGAACAGGATCTGGTGCATTTTTAAATATTACGATCGCTGCTTCAGGACTTCCAAGTATAATTTCAATTTCGACCGCAGGAGCATATTTTACTCAGAACGAACAAATCACAGTTAGTGGAGATCAAATTGGTGGTATTGTAGGAACTGCAATTACATTTAGTGCTGATACTCTAAGAGGAACAGCACTCGTTCGTCTTGCTTCTGAAAAGGTAGCAACATCTAAAGGATTTGACGGACAACAAGTTAGTATTCGTTATGACTACAGTCAGATTAGATTGACAGGTCATGACTTCCTTGATATTGGCATTGGTAATAAAACTTCTTCTAACTATCCAGGTAAACCATTAACATCTCCTATTCTTGGAAATCAAGTTGTTGAAGGATATCCTGGAAGAGTTTATTATGTAACTACCGACCAAGATGGAAACTTCCGTGTCGGCCAATACTTTGCGGTCGATCAGGCAACTGGTGCAGCAACTCTGAATGCTTCTGCTTTCAACCTTTCTGGTTTAACATCTTTAAGACTAGGTTCCCTTGGTGGTCAAATTGGTGAGGCGATCAGTGAGTTCTCATCTGATGGAACTCTAGCTGGCAACTCTAATACTTCAGTTCCAACAGAGGCAGCAGTGAAAACCTATGTAGATGCTCAGATTACCAAATCTAGATCATTTGCATACTGGGTAGCTACATCATGATGATTATAAATAACTTTAAATAACATGACCAAAGAAAAAATTGGAGAATTATAAATGTCATCAGGAGTTCTAGGCCAAGTTTCGATTGCGGCAACTACAAATACAACACTATATACAGTTCCTGCATCAAACTTAGCATACGCAAACGTTAATATTACAAACAGAAATACAACAAACGTTTCTGTTCGAGTTGCTATTACTACTGGCGCAGATCCAACAACTGCCCAGTACATTGAATATGATGTTGATGTGGCACCTAATGGTGTTCTAGAAAGAACTGGACTTGTTATGGAAGCAACTAGAAGAGTTGTTGTTTATTCAGACACCGCCAACGTAAGTTGTAGCGTCTACGGTGTCGAACAACCTGTATAATTATAACAAGGAGATTTAAGTACAATGCCACGCACTATCGCAGGACCAATCGCAACCAGTACATTAGTTGGTATTACGACTAATTACACTGCAAACCCCAATGAAACTGTTCTTGCAGATACTACTGGGGGTCCAATTACTGTTACTATTCCTGCTTCAACTTCTGCAGTAGTGGGAACAAGAATTGTAATTATTGACCCAAATGGAAAATGGGGTCAGTACAGCTGTACGGTTGGAACAACAACCTCAATTACTAAAATTGCTGGTTTAAATGAAAATCTAACAATGAATATTCCCTACAGATCAATTGAACTTCTATATTCTGGAGCATCTTATGGTTGGGTTCTCTCTAAATCTTGATGATTAATCCAACTTACCAGGGGGGGAATAAAAAATGGCAGATTTAAGATCGCTGATTAAATACGCAGACGACTCTACACTGAGAAGTGTTGTTGGTTTAACCACTAACTATGGATCTCAGTATAGGCAGATCAGAATGTATGATTTTTGTCAAGCTGGAACACAACCTTATACAAATGCATTTTTTTGGAGAGCTCCTCAGGGAACTAACTTTGTTAAAATTGAAATTTGGGGTAGTGGTGGATCAGGTGCTGGTGTTTGCTGCTGTATGTGGGGATTCCCTGGTGGGGCTGGTGCTTATGCATATAGAAACTTATGTGCCAAAGATCTTGGAGATTTGAGTGGATGTCCGTTTGAATTTTGTGTTGGGTCAGGTAGTTGTTGTACTAATAATGGTACAGCACCTATGGTTGGACACTTTGGATGTAAATCATATGCCACTGGCGTAGGACTTTGTAATTTCTGTGCGGAAGGTGGCACCCCTGGAATGACTTTCTGTGCCCTAAGTCATAACTGTTGCTTCTGCTATAGCACAGACGGACAAAATCCAATGCACGGAGGTACAATGGACTTCCGTGGTACTGTTGAATTTTGTGGGCCTGGTGTACTTAACTGCGGACATTCAATTTTCCAACAAAATGCGGGTATCGGACAGTTTTGGCATATAAACAATGTGGGTAAAAACAGAGCTAACCCATATGCCTGTATGTTTGATGGTAAGGCAAATAGATTTGATACTTGTGGAACTGCAGTTCAATTGGGACATGCTGTTAATCATTGTTATGGTGGCCTTTGTATTGGTATTACTCATTGTTCTCCTTATTATGGTGCAGATGGTGGAGCATTTGGACTTCCTGGTGCCGTTGGATCTCCTTGTAACCAAGATGCTGCCGATTGGTGTATGGTTAAACAGTATATCCCATATCCTGGTGGTCTGGTTAATACTAAAGGTGGATATTGGGCTGGAAGATATCAATCAATGAACTACGCAGGTGAAAATTCTTATGGTGGTTTTATGAGAGCTTCGATGGGATACTGGGGTGGTGGAGATGATGGGAACTACGGTATTCCTGGTGCTGGTGGAAACAGTGCAGGCGCAACTGGTGGCAACTGCTACTGTGGTGGACCTGGATACAATGGATTAGTACAGATCACCTATGGTGGATCTGGACAAGGATACGTTTGAGGAACTTGAGAGGTAAAAACAAATGGCAGACTTAAGAAAACTACTCAACACAGAAAACGCAGACTACTTGCAAAGACAAGCAAGAGCTGGTTATATCAACCCATCTACAAATAATGATACTCCCGAATCAACAATTTGGGCTACTGGATGGGGGCCTATTCTTGAAGATGGATATACTCAGTATTTTACAGGATTCTGCAATAATCAAAACTGCACTAACCCATATTGGGACTACTGTGGTGGATGGTGTGCTCCTCCTGGTGTAACGCAAATCACCTTTGAGATCTGGGGTGGCGGAGGATCTGGCGCAGGCGGATGCTGCTGCCAGCAAGGATCTCCTGGCGGTGCTGGATCCCATACCCGTAAGACTCTCTGTGGATGTGATTTCCCAGGGCAATCTTTGGGTGGTATGTGCTATCTTTGGTTCCTTGCTCCTCCAACTTGTTGTTCTGCTTGTTGTGTAGGACTTCGTGGATGTAAGACATATATTACAGGATGTGGTCTATCAAACTTTTGTGCCGATGGTGGACTTCCTGGTAAAACTTGCTGCTTTGCTTATTATGCGGGTGGTGCTGCACCAACTTATGGGCCTTCTTGTTCTTCCTATGCAAATGGTTCGGGAGCAGGACTTGGTGGATTAGGATGCTATACATTCCCACCTGATGGATTCACTGCTTGTGATTGTGCTTGTGGATATGGTGGAGATTATGCAGTTGGTGGAAAACTAGGATGGTTCCGCGTTGACTGTGCTTGTGGTGATAGTTGTTATGTAAAACTTGGAATTCCTCAACCTGGTGGTGTTAGGGATCAATGCACCAGATACTTCATTACTAAGAACATGGGTAATGCTTGCATCAATGAGTGTATTGTATACAATGCTGGCGAATGGCCTGGACATTTTTGCTGTGGTTGGGGAATGCACGGACAAGGATCTCCATCTGCGACCTCTTGTGCTGGATCTTGCTGTTATGGTTATCGTGGTGCTAGAGGACTAATTCGTATTACCTATAAATAATTTTTAAGGATAACTAAACGATATGTCAAATTTAAGAAGTCTTTTAGGAACTAAAGATATCAACGTTTCTGGAATTTATTCTGGAGGTATTGGTAGACTTAGACCAGGACAAACGACTTATTTTTCCGTTCATGACTGTGGTGCAACTGATAGTGCTGCATCGGGATATAACTCTCAGTTCTATTGCTGCTGGAGGGTTCCTGGATCACCGACAGGCACTGGAACCACTGTAGTTACCTTTGAGGTCTGGGGAGGCGGTGGAGGCGGCGCTGGCGCCTGTTGCTGTATGTTCGGTGTTCCTGGGGGTGCTGGAGCATATGCCCGTAAAACGGTTACTGGGATTGCTTCAGGAACTGCATATGATATTTGTATCGGAACAATCGGATGCAGAAATCCTGCCGAAACTGGTATTAGGGGATGTAAATCATATGTTACAGGGTCTGGGCTATCAAACTTCTGTGCTGATGGTGGTTTTGGTGGATGTAGTCTTTGTGCTACTCAGCATGATTCTAGAGTCTATCACTTTAAAACGGCTTTAGGTGGTGCTGCTTCTGGATGTTGTCAGGGAATTTATACGGGATGTAATGATATTGTTGGATTCTCAACATTCTCCAACTTCTGTGTAGGTTGTTGCGCCCAGTACTTTGGTGCTGACTTTGGTTCGTATGGTCTTCCTGGAGCAACTGCAATTTGTACTTGGGCTACTTGTAGAAACAAAAATAGACTTTATATTGCTTATCCTGGTGGATTGGTTAACGAACAGGGTGGATATATTAATGTTCCACTTTATTGTGATGTTAGTTGTGGTTTCCGCGAGCAGTGCTGTGCTGCCACTCTAATTGGATTTGGTGCAGGTAGTAATTCTGGATATGTTCCTGGAGTAGGTGGAGTTTCTGCTTGGACTTGTGGGACTAATAATTGTTGCTGTGGAAACTTTGGTCATGCTGGCGCCGCTAGGATAACCGTACAGTGGGTCTGATACAATAAATATAAATTACATAGGAGTGTATTTTACTTATGGCTAAAATTCGTAAAAAGTTTACATACAATTTACCAGACGAGTATCTTTCTCAAGAAAGTACTCTTGGATTGAAGGGAGAATGGACCTATGAAGGACCAGATAAAGTTTGGGTTTTTGTAGATTATCAAACTAATAAAATTCTTAGTAGAGAAAGTTTTAGACCGATCGATGATGAAAATCCAGAAAAACAATATGAGGATTTGGAAGTTTACACGGGATTAAATTCTTATCCTGTTTTAATTACTTTTGATGATGATGCTCCACTGCTTTCTTCTGTAGCACAAACTGCACCTTTAGCATCTGATCTTCCTCAGAAAGAATATAAACTTCCAGGATCGGATGTAGTATTTTATAGTAGACCAAATCCAACTACACCAGATCATACGTTTGAAATTGCAGATTGTGAGTATGATCCAAATCTGAAGAAGTGGAAAAAACCATATCCATGGAGAATTCCACATATTATAAAAGATCAATTTCTATCGGGGCATTCTGCTATTGTAGAAGATGCCAAAATGGTGAGGTCTAAAGCAGAAGTATATGAATGGACTGAAGAACAAATTGCTAAATGGGATGCATATACTGTAGAACTCGAAGGTGTTTTAGAAAAGTATGCTGATTACTTGGAAACTCCTTGGATGGTTCCATTCCCAAATGATCCAAGATTGGATCCCGAATGGAAGGATTTTGTGGATGTCGATCCCGATTCGGCAAATCTTCAACCACCTGATCCTGAACCAAAAGTAATTTATCCTGAAGGTGCAGATCCTTATGTAGGAACTGTAAATATAGAGTATAATCCTGAAGAAACTGATGAAGAATCAGGTAGATTACCTGGGGAGATTGATTGGACTAAAGTTACAGATCCATCTGTAGCAGCAACACAGGAAGGATATAATCCTAATGCCAGAGATGGTGACGGTGATGGCATCGTTCAAGAAGGAACTCCTTTTGAAAGACCCGCATCGTAAACAATGAAATAATAAAAAAGGGGGAGTAAATCACTCCCCTTTACACTATCTAAATAGTGCGGTATAATTAAAGATAATTATCGAGGCGAGTATGAGATCGACTGCGTTTTTCGTAAACGGAGGGGCGGGGCGTGTAATTTGCTCTATCCCTGCATTTGAAAAATATCAAGAAGAACACCCAGATGATGATTTCATCATTGTCTGTGAAGGTGGAACAGATTTTTTCAAAGGTCATGCAACTCTGTATCCAAGAGTATATGACAATTGGCATAAGAATCTTTTCAGGGAAAAGGTTCAAGAAAGAAATATTGTAACGACAGAACCATATCGTATTTGGGAATATTACAATCAAAAGTGTAATCTTTCTCAAGCATTCGATATTCAGATTAATAATAAAGGTATTAGGAATCTTCCTCGCCCAAGTTTGAAGTTCTCTCGTCAAGAAATCATTCAAGCAAAGTTTGTAATCGAAGAAGTTCGTCAAAAAACTAAAAGAAATAAACTTGTTGTTTTCCAACCATTTGGGCGTGGCGCTCAAATGATGGGTAACTTTATTACTGATTCTGGTGGAAGAAGTTTTGAACTTGGCAATGTTATTTCTATTGTGAAGAGACTTCAGAAGAAAGGTTATGGTGTTATCTTTATGAGTGAATTCTCCATCGACTTCACTAAGGAAGGATGCACTGAACCTATTGCTGCACCTCAAGGTATTGATTTACGTCAGTGGGCTGCAATTATTGGTGAAGCAGATTTATTCTTTGGTTGTGATTCTGTAGGACAACATATTGCTTATTCTAAAGAAGTTCCTGCAGTAGTTGTTGTTGGTTCAACTTGTAAGGAGAACATTAGTTATCCTGATTATGAGAAGTTTGAAGTTCTTGATATGGGGGAGGGTCTAAGAATCTATGATCCCATTCGTATTGCTATGGATGAAGTTACTCATCGAATTAACGATGGTATTATGGCAATGAATGATAAAGTTGAGGAAGTCATCATTGAATCTATTGATAAAATGATGAAAAAGTTTTATGTTAAAAAAAGCGAAGTAGTTGTACTTCCAAGTCAGGATTGTGGTACTGAAGCTTGTGGCATTCCTCCTCAACAAACTTCTCAGGCACCAAAGATGATTGGGGCATTGGAATCTTCTCCAACCATCAATTCTATGCTAGAATCTGCAAAGAAAACAACTGCCATTGGTGAATTAATTCAATCATCAAAGAATGGTAGTTCTAAAAAACCAAATGGATTTGTTGATACAATTAAAAAGTAATTAGGGATTTTATATGACGACTATTCTTTCTTGTGCTCGTGGTCACAATGCAAGTACCACTTTGATGGTTGATGGTGAAATTGTATTTTATCTTGAAGAGGAAAGACTTTCTAGATTTAAATATGATGGCGCTCCTTTGATGGGTCTCATCAAGGCATTTGATTATGTGGATGAGATCGATCATCTTGTAATTTGTCACACACATCGACATGGACCTGTTCTTGACTGGTGTGGTGATGATGCTTATCAGGGTCTAGTTCGTAAGATTGCACGTAAGAAATTTGATTTTGAAACGCATTTTATTGATACGATTCATCATCAAATGCATTCTGCCTGTGGATTTTATAACTCTGGATTTGAAACTGCTGCCTGTGTAATCGCTGATGGTGCAGGAAGTTTCCTTCAATTTGATGGAGTTCAGGATACATTCTATGAGTTTGAATCAATCTTTAAAGCATCTTATCCTCACGAGTTTGAGATTGTTTATAAGCATATTGGTACGAAGTCAGCAATCGGTATGGTTGAAACTCAACCTGGAGTATATGCAACAGAATATCCTGGTCTTACTAAAATGTATGAGGCAGTGACTGAGTACTGTGGTTTCCCTGCAATTGAAGCAGGTAAACTGATGGGACTTGCTCCCTATGGAAAATCTAATGAAGATCTTCCCCCATTCTTTAGTAATGGTTGGGGAAATCGTGAACTCATTATTCCAACCTATCCTAATGCTGCAAAGATTAATGTTGGACGTTATCCAATTCTTGCAGAAGATCTTAAAAAGCATCAGAAAGGAGAATATACTGAAGTTCAAAAAGATATGGCATATGCGATTCAAGAGGCAACCGAGAATCGTATGATTGAACTGATTCGTAAGGCACATGAAGAAACTGGTGAAACAAACATCGTTGTTTGTGGTGGTTATGGACTGAACTGTGTTGCTAACTACAAGTATCTTCGGGCATTCCCTGATCTGAATATCTATTGTGAACCCATTTCTCACGATGGTGGAACATCAATTGGTGGAGCACATTTTATGTGGCATCAAATTAGTGAGAATACGGAACCTAAGAAGCAGGCATCTGTTTATTATGGACCTCAGTATTACATTGATTCTTATGAAGATGATTTGGAAGGTCTTAATGTAACTGATACCTCTTACGATGAAGTTGCAAAACTCATTCGTGATGGTAACATTGTAACCTTATTCCAAGGTCGTTCTGAGGGTGGTCCTCGTGCTCTTGGTAATCGTTCTATTCTCTTTGATCCTACCATTAAAGATGGTAAGGATATTGTGAATGCTGTGAAGCATCGTGAATGGTTCCGTCCTTTTGCTTGTTCCATTAAGCAAGAACAAGTTCATGATTGGTTTGATCTTGCTGGACGCGAAGAAACTCCTCATATGATGTATGCTGTTAAGTGTCTTCCTGGAGTTGAGGAAAAGATTCCTTCGGTTATTCATGTTGATGGCACTTGCCGCATTCAAACTGTTACTAAAGATCAAAACGAACATTACTACAGTCTGATTAATGCATTTGAAAAACTGAGCGAAGTTCCTATTCTATTCAATACCAGTTTCAATCTGGGTGGAGATCCTTTGGTCGAAACGATTGAGGATGCTGTTCTGACTCTTCGTAAGAGTGATATTGAATACATGTATCTTCCCGAAATTCAAAAACTAGTATACGTTCCTAATTGAGATATGGAGAAAAAAAAGAAAATCTTTGTAAACGGTACGTTCGATCTTTTACATGTCGGACATCTCCAACTTCTAAATCATGCTAGAGGATTGGGTGATTTCTTAACTGTTGCGATTGATAATGATGAAAGAGTATCAGAGAAGAAAGGTCTTGATCGACCTATTCTTCCTGCAAAAGAAAGACTCTTTCATCTGATGAATCTTAGAGCAGTTGATGAAGGTTTTATTTTTGACAGTGACGAAGCACTTGAATTGGTTATAAGTAAGGTAAAACCTGATATAATGGTAGTAGGTTCTGATTGGAGAGGTAAGGAAATTGTTGGATCAAATTATGCTGGAGAAGTTCAATTCTTTGACCGACTCCCCGAATGGTCAACCACTGATGTCATACAACGTATTATTAATCGGTGATACTTGCACTGATGAATATGTGTATGGGACCTGCACCAAATTAAATCCCGAATCTCCTGTTCCCATTTTAAGTTTCAAACATAAAGAAACTAAAATGGGAATGTCTGGTAATGTGTTGGAAAATCTTAAATCATTTAATATTAAAGTTACTCACATTACAAATAGAGAAAAGATTACAAAAACAAGATATGTTGATGAAAGATATAATCATCAACTTCTGAGAGTCGATGACGACATTCAAATCGAAACTTTTTTGGGTTTCTTACCTAAAGACAATTTTGATGCAGTTGTAATCTCTGATTATGCAAAGGGGTTTCTAACAATTGATAAGATCTATGAAATTGTAGAGACTTATACCTGTCCTATTTTTATTGACAGTAAAAAGGTTCATCTTCCTGATGCAGAACATGTATTCATTAAGATCAATGAATCTGAATCTCAAAGACTCAGAACTCGTCCTAAAAATTTAATTGTAACTTTGGGCGAACGAGGAACATTTTTTAATAATACAATTTATCAAGCAAATAAAGTTAATGTATTTGATGTAGTTGGAGCAGGAGATACTTTTATTTCTGCTCTGACTTATTTCTATCTGGAGACAAACAGTATAGAAAGTGCTATAATAAAAGCAAATAGAGCAGCAGCAATTGCCGTTCAACATAGAGGAACATATGTTCTTACTAAGGAGGATATAAATGAAATACGTAGTTGATATTGACGGTACAATTTGTACGAATGGGGATTGTTCTGCTTGTAAGTATGAGGGGAGTGTTCCTATTCCTGATCGAATTGAAAAAATTAATAAACTTTATGATGAAGGACATACCATTTGGTACTTTACTGCTCGTGGAATGGGTAGATATAATGATGATGCAAAAAAAGCAAATGAAAAGTTTTATGCACTCACAAAAATGCAGTTGGATATTTGGGGATGTAAGTATCACGAACTTGTTCTTGGCAAACCATCTGCAGACTACTACATAGATGATAAGGCAATAGAATCTAATGAGTTCTTCAATTAAATTAGTCCCCAAAGGTTGGGGATATGAGAAGTGGATTGTCAATACTGAGGAGTATTGTGGAAAGATCTTACACTTTGTAAAAGATGGAAGATGCTCTTATCATTATCATAAATTAAAAGACGAAACTTTCTACGTTCAATCGGGAAAGATTCGTCTTTATTATGGAACTAATGATGATTATGAGAATGCAAATCATATCACCTTAGTAAAGGGTGATAAGTTTCATGTTCGTAGAGGATTGAGACATCAAATGGTTGCATTAGAAGATACTGAGTTGTTTGAATTTTCAACTCAGCATTTCGATGAAGATAGTTATAGGATTATCCTAGGAGATAGTCTTCAACCGTAGTAAAGGGATAATCCTTAATCCAAAACATGTCGGCACAGGTATAATTCTGATATTTGCCAATCAGATGCTCGGGGAAGGGGATGTAACGTACATCTCCTCCCTCTTTTTTTGCAACACACTCTGCAACGTGTTGGAACGACACAGGCGATCCTGTGCCTATATCATAGATGCCACTAGGTTGATTATTTCTTAAAACAAGATCAACAAC